TCATCTTTACTTATTCTAAAGAATTGTCTAGTAATTTTTTGTTTACCTACACCAAAAATATCATGAAATGCTGCTTTTTTATTAGCTAAGTTTTGTCTAAAAAATAACACACCTTTACTAGCACTTACTTTAAATGTTAATGAACTAAACATTTGTCCTGTATCAGTTAAATCTACTACACCTGATTGTTTAACTCCTGCTCTTTTATAGTTAGGAGAATAAGGTTTAAAAGGTCTACCAAAAGCATCAACACCTTTGGTTTGTGTTCTTTGTTTGATTTCTTTTATTTCAAATGCTGAAACATTGGCTAGTGACTTCTTAATAGCACCTGCCATCTTCCTAGATATACCTTTAATTTCATTAGCAATCTGAATAGAGTTGCTAGTAATTTTTATATCAGCAACCATTATCTACATAAACATTGACCATCACAAGGACACATATCTACCTCACTAACCTTAAATGATGGATTGGTTCTTTCTCACTTGACGATACTGTTCCATCTCCATCTTCATCATAATCAACGCCATCTCTAAGGATAGCTTGAAACTCAGTTGCATAACTTGCTCTATAAAATTCTATTTGTACTTGGAAAGCATCATTATCACCTTCAGGTGTTTTCCATTTAGTTAATTGTGGCATGATATATTCTGCTAAGGCCTTATAAACTACGCATCTTTTCCATTGTGCGTCTGTTAACTTAGAACTTACTAATTCAATAGAAGTTACTTTTGTAATATCTTTATATCTTACAGTATGTTTGTATCTCTCCCACCATTCCTCACGGATTTGTCTAATAACATCATCTTCAGCAAATTGTAATTGTGTATCGAAATCTGTAATACCATAAGCTGCAATATCAGGTTGATATTTTTGTACCTCTGCTAAATTTACTGCAAATTCAGATGTATTAGCCATTAGTCATCTTTCTTTTTGTTATCTTTTTTTGCCTTTAAAAGAGACATCTTTGGTTTATCTGATACAGGTGTCCAACCTCTTAATGTCCATGTAGTTTTATTGGCTTCATAGTCAACTACACTTCTTTCGATAGTTTTATTTCCGTTAGTTAATTTCATAATTACCTTTCTGTTTAGCAAGGTGGGGAATTAACCCCACCTTTAATATTATACTATTATGATACTATGCTTGAATTAACGTGTAATTCAACTCCGTAGCTATCGTGGATTTCCCCAACTCCATATACGGCAGTTGCTACAAGTTCTGTACCTCGTAAACTTGCATCTCTTTGAGATTCAATTTTAAGGTCTTGCATCATTGCTATAGCTAAAGCATCTTTATGGAAAATACCAACTTTATAGTTTCCTGCTGTGCCTGTGTTTGGTAGGTTTGCTGACTCAAAGATTTGCATACCTGCAAGTCTACCAATATAGCCACTTCTTAATGCTTCATTAGAAATGTCTGTATCGATACCTGCAAAAGTATTAGTTAATCCTGATTTAAGGTCATAACCAACATGAGGGTGAACAACTGCATAACATTCGCTAGTGTCCAAACCATTTGCTCTAAGAACTGCACCTGCATTAAAGATAGTTGCAGGAGATAGAACTGTTGAAGCACTACCTGCTGTTTGTGAAAAACCATCAAACAAAGCTAATAAATCTGTGTCTATTTTCTTTGCGATAGCATTACCAAACAATTGTCCGATATCTGCTGCAACATTTCTTGATGCACTATTTTTAGCAAGATCAGTAAGTGTTGTCATAATACCAACTTCTGAAGCTGTAATAGTTACAGAAGTAGGGTTAATAGCTGTGTTGGCTAAATCAGTTGCGTCTGCTACTGCTGCTGCTGCGACTGCTGCATATACAGGAACTTCAATTGATTTTCCACCACCTGCTATTGTGTAGTTTTTGACTAAATTCTTCATTAATGATTTTTCATTAACTACGAATTGAGCCTCTGCAATAATTTCGGTATATAATTCCGAAATGGTACTCGAGGTTGTTTCGTTTGACATATTTATATCCTTTCGAAGATATTATTTATTTATTTATATTCATAATCGTGGGTTTATTATCTCTTTGCCTTTTGTATTCAGCATAGATTTTCCTATCCTCAGGATTATTCATATCTAACTCCGAAATGTTTAAAGTCTTATTCGTATCTGACTTACCCACATTACTAACACTTCCACTCCCTGAAGGAGTTGCTGCTTGAAAGTGTGCGTTCTGCGTTAAAAACTCTTTTACTGCCTCATCAACAGTTAATAGTTCACCCTGTGAGTTATATCGTGGTGTTTTATCTTTATCAAGTATTTCCACTCTACCTTCTGCATTTAATTGAACATTATTTTTTAATAGTTCTTTTATTTGCTCAGGATTAATAGCACCATTGACTGAAGCTGAATTAATAAGCTGTTTATCAACTCTTTCATTTTTAAGTTCTTGCTCTAGTTTAGTAACTCTTTCTGTAAACTCTTGTGATTTCTTTTTAATCACTTCATCAAATTTACCTCTCTCTAATGCAAGTTCTTCTTCTTTCTTTGCCTTTTCTGCAATTGCAGACTTAGCATCATCAAGGTTTTCAATGCCCAACTCTTTTAACATTGATTGTTTTTGTCTTGCTAATCTCTCAGCAACTATCTTATCAATATCAGGTTGTTTTAATTGAGGTTGTTCTTGTTTGACTTCTTCTTGTTTAGTTTCTTCTACTATTGGTGTTTCCGTTACTTGCTCGTCAGCCATATTGACACTCCTTTGTGTTATGTGTTTATTAACCTTTATATTTATTTATCTTCTTCTTCAAGGAAATTGTCATTACCTTCCTTTTGTATTAAATCAGGAATTAATTGAAAAATTCCTTCACTATACCAAGCATACTTTCTTAAATCTTCTTCATCTGTTAATTGCCTACCAATTGCTTTAAATCTTTTATATTCATCTATATTTAAAGGATTAGCATTTAGTAATATTTCCTTTGCTTCTTTTATTAACTTACTCATAACACCTCATCTTTCATAAATTTTATAAATCTTGGGTCAGTTAAATCACTTCTTTCCATTTCATATAATGAAAAGTTCTCTGCAAACCATTCTTTTGGGTTAAAATCAGAATATTCAGTTGCTCCACGACCTGTTAGTTTACCTGCATTTCCACCCTTTTCTGTTCCTGCTAATTTGTATAATTTTTGTTCAAGTTTGGGGTCAAAATAATTAGCACCATTCTTAACGAATTTTTGATGGTGTATATGGTGTGCAAATTCGTGATACATAGTTGACCTAATTCTTTCAAGTGGATTGTCAAAAAATTCTTCTGAAAGTTCAGGTCTTTTATCTAAAGGTTGTCCTCTTTTCCATGAAGATTTGCTTAATACAGGTCTATCTAATCTTACATATTTAGTATTTAAAGCAATAATTCCATCTCCCATACTTGCTATAGTTTCACCATCTCCTCTCCTTGCGTTTTTAACAGATATAACACCTCTTAATTTTGGAACATTGTATTTTATAGCTAATTCATCTAATTCTTTAAATATAGCCTCAAAAGCACCATAATCTTCATTTGTATATTTAAAAGTTGTTCCAAATCTATTTGTTTTATTTGCAAATTTAGCTTTTCCATAATCAAAAGTAGTTCTACCTCGAAATCTAATAATATTTTTTTGATATTTTTTGTCTTTGTTGTTTTTAGTAAATTGTTCAGATAGTTTTTTTACTAAGTATGCTTTTGATACAGGAGTAATATTTTCTCTTTTAATTGGATTAGCTAATGAAGATAAATTGCTAACAACATCTGTTGGTTTAACAATATCTTGGACATCAGGTACTATAGCATCTTGTACTTCATCAATGTTATCCCAAGCAGGGTCATAAGGAATAAAGCTGTGCCTACATCTATAACCACCTCTATCTATGAATGGGTCGCTTCCTGATTTACCTTTCCAATTTCCACCCCAAATACTTCGTGCTTCTTCTTCTGTATAAACATTACCTATTCTTGCCCTACAAAACTCTCTAGTAGTTGTTATATTAGTTCCTGTGTATTGAAATGAAGTAATACCTGCTTCTTCTGCTTTGTATTTAGTAAACTGTGCATCAAACTGCATGATACTATCATGTGCCTGTTGAGAAGCATATAATCTCATATTCCTACCAACTCGATCTGATGCGTACTTGGTGTGCAGTATTCTAGTGGCATCTGCTGTTAGTTTCTTAGATATTGCACTATCTGAGTATTTGTTTTTATCTACAATATTAACTAATCTCTTGATAGCGTTCTCATTACTTCTTTGATAAACACCATTGATTTCACCCCTAATTGCTTTGACCATATCAGGGAATGGCTTTCCAACTATTGCTGATTTATAGACTTCATCAGATATAGTAGTAAGAAATCTATTAGCTACATCTTCAAATCCACTAAATGATAATTGTTTTAATTGGTTAATAACAGCTAAGTCAGGCTTTGTTAGGGTTTTAAATCTATCAGCTATAGGAACTTTCTTTATAAATGATTGATAGTTCTTGATTACCTTATCGTAATCTCTCACTAATAAATCTGCTTCTTTTAGATAATTTTCTTCTATAAGTCTTTTAAGATTAGGTCTTAATTGGATAGCTAATTGTGTTGTGAGTTTTTGACCACCTGATGTAGCTTGTAATGAGTTTATAATGTCATCTTCTAAATCATAGAGTACATTAACTATTCTTTCTTCGTGTTGGTCAGCTAATTTAGCTAATATTTCTGTTTTGGTAGCCATTCATTATACTTTAAAACCTTTTTTCCATGCTTGTAAACTCCAATAAGCTGCTGATAAGTTCTTTTGGCCTTTAACTCTTTTAAGCACTCCACCCATTCTAGCATCAAATGACCTTTTCCTAGCAGGTATGCTTTTTTTAATACTCATCTCTTTTGAGCCAAAGTTTACTTTTTTAACTCTGCCTGATGTTCTGTCCTTAACAAATACCTTAAACTTTTTCGTGTCACCACGCATAGGTTTATTAAGTTTAACTTCTCTGCCTTGATATTTAGCCATTAGTACCTTGTGCTTTTAGTTTTTCTTTTTTTCTTTTTCATAGCTGAGTCTTTCATTAGTTTGCCATTTGGCATATAATGATAACCCTTTGGTGCTTTTTTCTTTTTAGCCATTACTTTTTACCTCTCGGTTTATATTTCTTTATAGCTGTACTTATAAAGATGTTTTTATAAAGACTTACTTTTTTACCAAACTTTTTATCTGCTTGTTTCTTAGCTGATTTATAGGCTTTGGTTTTCTTGTTAAAAGACTTAGGCTTACCTAATGCTTTAGGTCTAGCTTTTGCATATATAGGTTTTTTTTTA